TGTTTCATACTTTCCAGGAACGGTTCTATGAGTTGGAATACTGGTGGTAACTTGGGTATTGCCTTTAAGACTAAAATATCTAGTAGCAGTTTGAACTGTGCTGGCCGGGTATAAATTCCAAGTCCAGACGATAAAATAATCCCCTTCACGTTGCCCGACCGGATCCCAGTCAAGTTCAAAATGTCCATACTGAGGATTTCCGAAAAAGTCATAAGGGATTGGCGTGATAAAAGCATTATCAGGATCCGAACTTAACCATGCAGGATTTGTCTCATTTCCCAAAACTGCTACTGCTTTAGACTCCGCAAAATACGTGGTGGTTAACGGAGCAGGCAACCTACTCTGCTGTAATTGAATTTCCGCCCTATTTAGGGTATCTAAATTATTTTGGTAATTAGAAGAGTCGCTGGCACAAAGATTAATTTTTGCTTGTTCATATTGAGCCAAAATTTGAATGTCTGGTATGTTAACGACGTTATTCCACTTACCAAAGGTTTGATAATTTCTGATAATATAATAAATCGTTACATTACCAACCTTGTACGGATTTACCTTAAAACAACCATTATCGTCTGGCGTTTCAATGCTGAACACTATCTGATCAGTAATAGAAGGGTTATCGTTTACGGTTTTTACGGACAATTTGGCTCCTTAACTAAACATTAATGACAGACTTACGTTTCCTGGGCGAATTATTTCATTCAACTTGGCGGTAATTGTTGTGCCCTCTTGATCGCTACTATTGAACATACAACTAAAATTACTAATTTGTTTCATATCGGAAATCTCTTTAACTAAATCTGTTTCTTTTAAGGTTTCTCCATATTCCCAATTATTAAGCGAAAAGAAATTATTTAATCTTTGTAAAACCTCGGCTCGAATTTCTGATTCAAACTTTCTATAGGCCCTATCTAAAACCAAATCCACAGTAACGTCTACATATAAAATAATACCATCTTTAATACACACATAATCTGTTAGCATTTTTTTGGAATTTAGCATATTTGTTAAATCCATTTTCAACTCATCGGATGATTTTATTAAATTTTCTCCATCTTTAGTCAAAATATAAATATCTATAACATTTCCAGAACACCCATAGCTTCTCAACAAGGCTGTGGATTTACCGATTTGACCATGATAGGGCGTAGCGAACTGATCTATCAAATTTTTGTAGTCACTTCCCGATACGCATCGATCTTGTGTTTTCACCCATAGCGGAAGTTTTTTTCTTACATCCTCGATATTGTCTCCATCATAACCATACTTTCCACGAGTATAATTTTTAAATGTTATGGGTATTCCAGTAGAGATGCCTGCTGTGGCACCCAATTTTTGGACTTCTACATAGCCAGTAATAATATTTCCAATAGTTCCTCCGCCAACTCTATATGTAGCGGTAATGCTTGAGCCAGCAGGCGGAATTAATCCAGAACGATTGTTTCCAAAAATAACGTATCCAGTGTAAGCCGAATCAAATTCCACCCTATATTCTTTTCTGGGCTGGGAATCAGTAAATGAATCCACTCTAGACCAAATCTCTCCATTAAGTTCTACTTGAATAGAATCATAAAGCACCGATGAAGAAGGCAATGTTAGGGTTTGAGAAATATCGCCCGTTCCGGTGAACGAAGCTCGCAATGTTGTCCCCTCAAGTCCAATAACACTAGAATTAACTCTGCTCCCTGCTGGGATGACGATATCTTGATTAAAAATAGGCTCATTATTGGATGTGGATGCAAATAATTCAATTGTAATAGGCGTGCCGCCCACCAAAACATCGATTGAGACTGGAGTGGGAATCACTATGTTGGTAGAGTAAACAGCGTTGAGTGTTCCTGTCCACATGGAAGAAGACGCAATGGGAGGCTGGGGTTGAAACCCTACCAGCCTAGCCAATCTGAATGCGTTTTCTACTTCAGTAACTGTGTCAATAAATAATTCATTAACAATTTGATCCATTTTAAAAGACAAAGTATCCGCTAAAAATGCCCAATTTTCAATAAGCATAATAGCAATGGAAGACTCAACCAAATCATTGAATGTATTGGGCAATTCTGTGCCAGTAGGTCCGAACCTCTGTTGGATGAAATCAATTAGCCTACTTTTCATGGACCAAAAGTCTTGATTAGTATAATTAATACTAACAATGCTTGGTTCTTTTACTAAACCAGAACTTGCATATGGAACAAAATTTTCTGAAGACATAACCCTCCTAAGCGGACAACGGCACCTCTAAAACCAATACCTGGACATTTGGAATGTTTCCTGGATCTATAAACTCTATCCTAATATATAGAGTGTTATAAACATCAATACCATCCTCATTAACTTTATTAGTAACATCTACACTTTTAATTGCTATTCTTGGCTCCCATGCTCTAATAGAATCGACAATCATCTGTCTTGCGGAAGTAGCCAAAATATCGTCATTGGGCTCAAAAATTAAACTTCTCAATGCCGTCCCAAACTGCGGAAGCATCACCCGCTCTCCGGGGTTGGTTAATAACAAAGTTAATAGGTCAGATTTTACCTGATTTATTCCTTGTTGAGAATATAATAATCCCAGAGGGTTCTTTTCTATTGGATATGGTGCTCCATATAACATTAAACTATCACTCCTTCTCCGGCGGCGGCTTCAAGAGCAGGCACGTCGTCAGGACCTCCGACATCTTCACCAGTCAAAGTACACTTTTTCCACGGCGAACAAGGCACGTAGGGCAACATATGGTATTGACTCGCACAAGTGGCATCTGGGCTGGCAGAAACATAAACTCTATCACTATAGACAATACCCTTAGGCGTTAAGCACAACACTGGCCACACACACGGCTGGCATTTGTTTCCGGTTTTTGGGATACAATCCTCTCCAGCCATTAATAGTATAATTTTCTTTGCTAAGAAAGCATGGGTTTCTGCTGCATTATAATAGTACTTTTCACTAGTAATCACAGTATGCTGGCTTACTTCAGTAATTTTATTAGTCGGATTTTTATCTTTATCCCCAACTATTGTAACGTGATGGTCATAAGTAGTATTGATATAATTCCCACCAACTTTTAACCAAACTTGACCTGGGCCTTCAGGTATTTCCTGAAAATGCATGATATGCGGACCACGCTCAGTATTATCTTTTTGGGGACAAAATATTTGTAGACTTTGATTAACTGTTTTTTCTTGACTTCCAGGAGCCCCTGGACCATCTTTATTTTCCGGTATGCAATCATTTAGGGAAATTTGCAGCCCATAACCAGTTCGAATTCTCACAAAAGCTCGTTTGGCCTTGGGAGTTGGTTGATGACCTGGATAATCCGCACCCTTCCTGTCTGTGGCCCCTTGTTCGTTTTCATTATCAACCATTTCAATGATGTGGTTACTTGTGCTTTGTAACTTGATTCCGCGTTTTGGTCCGGCCAAATCTTCTTTCACCGTGTCATCATTTAATTCAATGCTATTTCCAAGAGCCGAACGCAATCTAATATAATTTTCATCACCCCTGAGCTTGGTTTCTTTTTCTTTATCGCTCATTTCAATGATGTGGCCCGTAGCGGAAACCCAATTGGTTTTACCCGCATACAGATCGGTGCAGCCAAAATCAAATGGCTCTAGACTTCTTTCCCAATCAGGAGCACATTGGGGTTGCTCTACAGAATCATCCATCCTAAAAGTATGCCCAGAAAGAGAAAGAATTTGCACGCCCGATTGCGGCAAATCCACTTTATTATTTTGACCGAATCTGGGTCCGATATAAGGTCTTGTCTCATTGGCGTGTTTAAAATAAGGGTTTAACGGCTGTTCCTCATTTTTTACAACTCTAGCTTCGCTATTCCCACAGATAGGGCTCTCGATAGGAATTCCGCTTTCATCAACACATTCCGAAGCTTGGTTAGTCGAAGACCCTTTTCCGCCAAAAACAGCATCAGAACAAGCCGAACTAGAAAGTCCGTTTTTATAATTAGGATTTATACATTGAATTGCTGGATGTAAATTATCGTCCTTAAAAATCATGAAACCGCCGCAGCTAGATTGGAATTCCATTCTTTTCCAACGGTGATTGCACTTATAGTTTCCGTCCACCATTTTAATCATATGTTTCTGTGGTGTTTTGAAACCATAAATATTAGGCCATCCTCGATTCTTTTTGAAATTAGGATCTTTTTCATAATCCTGAACCGTATTGTAGTCAAAACTGTTGTAGCTTTCTGTATTCCAAGGTGGCAAACACTGAGATTCATCATTGGCTCCCACCAAATACCCGCGTCTGTGCCCATTGTGTATTTTGTAATATTCTGTCATATCCGGCCCGGCTGGTGGAGATCCATCACCAGTATACACGCTGAATGCACTTTTATCTTTGGCCCCTCTATAGCTTTGCCAAATTGTGCCCAAGTAATAGGCGGCTCCACGATGACCTCTTTCAAACAAAACAGCCACGGAAGAACCAGCAGGAGGAATCCAATTCAGACCACAATCATCAAATCCGCCCATGCTAGAAATGGGATAGGCCCAACTCAGTTCATCTAACGCAGCACCCGGTTCATCCAAAAACGGACTAAATATTCTAACTCTATTTTGTTGTAAGGGATCCATAGTGTCTACGCAAATTGCAAAATATAAACCAAAATATTGGGTAGGCTGAATAATAGTTCGCCAAGCTTTTTTGAACGAACTAGTAACCAGTTTCCCAGTACTGTAATTACTTTCGTCAATTCGACCTAGAATACCGGCCATCTGTTTTTCTAGTTCGCCTATTCTATCCAACAAGGCTTCCGCCATATTATCCCTTTGCTTTCTTTAGTTTTTCATCGCAAATTTTAGCTTTGCTAGCATTTGGATCGTTGCCCAAATTAGCATCTTGTGCTAAATCAAATCCAGGACTCAATAAAAACAATTTTAATTCTGTAGTGAATTTTCCATCTTTAATATTTTGCCCAACACCGTTGATGAACCAAGCCCTATTACTTAAGATAGTATTAATTGAAGACGATGCTGTTAGATTTCCAGGTTGGTCCAAAGATGATCCACCTGACCACCCTTTTCCTGCTGACCAATCTCCACATACTCCCCCGCCAGGGAGAATAGAAAACGGGTTTATTACAATAACACTTACATACTCACCTATTAAAGATTTTATATCCAAAAAAACAGGATCGGGATTACCAACGATAACAAGCGTAGCCTCTATAGGTAATATTTGTTCGTGTATGGCACTGGACTTGGCATTTGCTTTCTGACTTTCAGCTAGTTTCTTGCCAGTTTCCTTACCGTATTGATACTTGTCATTATCTGTAGCCGGGACTCCCGTAGTACTGCCCGTATATGAAGTTTGTAAAGGACCACAACTTTTGCCGCCATCATTTGCTTCATTATTATAATTTACAGTTTCAGTGCTTGTAGTTGTTCCTGTAGCACCACCAGCGTTAAGTGCATAAAAAGCAGGAAGCCATTTCATGGTGGGGTTAAAACTAATTACATTGGAACACTTGCCTCCATTTACAATGAATGTCCCAATGGATCGATTGCAATCAATACTTTTAGTATTACACCCAGGATTAACATCTTCCCATAAAATAATCGTAGGTATTTTATTGAGGGGGTCCCAAATGGGAACTATTCCTTTTTTATTATCGGTAACAGTAGTATTGATCCAGCGTCTTAAACACTCTAATTTAGTTTCA